TGGGCGCGCGAGAAACCCTACTACTCATGGCAGGAGAATGGTACTCAGGGTAATAGGACAACAGGGTACTTGCGATCTGGTTTGCGTGCCAAGGCGAAGAAGTCTGCGGGTAAGGGTATTACTCCGGCGAAGTACCTGCCTCGTGTGACGAAGGTGTTCCGTGAAGAGTTTTATGGGAGGTTGAAGTGAGGGATCGTACCCTTGAGTTCGACAAGGCCTGTCTTGAGTTGCTGAAGTCGATTCGTGATATTGAGGTCTTTGATTCCTTTGCCCGTGATGTGAAGAAGCCTTTGTACATTGTGTACCACGGTGGGGCGGAAATTAACCGCTACTTGAACTCGTACCTGTCGATGGCAGGACACACTCAGGATGTGTATGAGCATCCTTTTTATGTGGATGTTTATGCTGAGAATAAGGAAATGCTCAACCGGCTGGTGTCGGTTGTGAAGGAAAAGCTCATTGGTGCTGTGTTGATTGACGGGTCGAATGGGGTGAACACTGCGGCTTCTGTCGGTTCGACGGCGGATCATGATTCGACATTGCGGCCTACTGTTTATCAGCGCCATATGAGTTTCTACGTGAACCTGGATAGGGGGGATTGATATGCGAGTACGGAATATCCACACGGGTATTGTGTGCGAGAAGTCTAAGGACATGCTGTCGGTATTGCCCGATATGTATGAGCCTGTTGATGACGATACGCCCATGACACAGCCTAAGTGCTGTGGTGCGGATGATATCATTGATATTGACAATACGACGGATCAGGAGGACTGATTATGCCCAAGATGCTTTCTCCGAATACCACTGTTTGGTGGATTTCGGCTGACAGTGTTACCAACGTGGGTGACCTTTTTAAGGTTGCCACTTACACAGGCGCCTCGGCTAAGGCCGTGGACATTTCGTGTGCCATTGCGGCTGGCATGACGCTGGGTGCGACCGACAGCGACACGGATGACAGCCGTTCGATCTGTGATTCCGGAAACGCGAAGACCCCCACGGTGTCGAACTACGAGGCTTCTCTGACGTTCTTCCGTGAGGCGATTGCATCCGGTCAGAAGGCAGCGGGTAACACGAGCGTCTACGACAAGGCGTTCCAGCTTTTCAAGCGGGGCGTCCTTGATGGCCTGAACGAGGGCTACCTTGCTCAGCGTATCGGCTTTCGACAGGGTACTCCTGTCGAGGCTGGCATGGAGATCAGCGTGTTCAAGGTTGTCGCAGACAACCCGAAGGACGAACTCGGAGACGGCGACAAGCCGATCCAGTTCACAGTCCCATTCCTGCCTCAGGGCTACATGGAACTGAATAAGGCCATCGCGGCCTGATAGAATACCCCTGTACCTCCGAGGTACAGGGGTATTCTCATATCTGATTGGAGTAGACATCATGCCTTTTGAACTGTCTAAGATCATCTCTTCTATCAAGCCCACTGTAAAGGCCATCGACGTACCATTGAACACTGAGGATGCTGAAAAGCTAGTGGAGCTGACGGAGATTGCAAAGACTGCACAACTGCAAGAAGCGCCTTATTCTCGGTCGATTGCTGACACCACGCCCGGTGTCGAATTGGCCGAGAAGATTGAGGAGCTGCATAAGCAGACGATCACTCTTCGTCTTCGTGCGCTGTCGAACAAGGAGCTACAGGTCCTCAAGCGCCGCGTGTGGACGGATCCTGTCTTTTCAACGAAGAACAAGCCTGCTGACGAGAAGACTGTTCTTGAAGTCGAGCGCGAGGATCGACTGATGGAGTACATCATTGCTCACGCCTGTGTCGAAGTCATTGACAACTCGACTGGTGAGTCTCAGAAAGGTCTGTCGGACGAAGAGGCTGCTGAGCTTCGTGGCGCGCTTCCTGAGTTCTTGTGGCAGCAGATTTGCACCACGTGGAATGACGCTCAGACGCTGGGTGTCATGGTGTCGGAGGCGATCAGTGACCCCACGTTTCGTGGGGACGGAACTGTCGAAGCAGGAGAATCAGTGGGTGCTCTTGCTTCTGAAGACCGCGAGGGCTGAAGGTAAGCCGCCAACACTGTTTATTGGTGCACATGGTATGTTTGCTCGCACCTTGCCTGTGTGGTTTGGCGACGACAAGGACTACGAGTCGGTCCCTCAAACTGAATACACGCCGCTTGATCTGGCTTTGTGTGCTGGCTATCAGTATTACCTCGACAGCCTGTGTAACAAATGCGGAACACCCTTGTGGTATGGGCGCAGTGAGCACTCATCCATTGAGTTCCATGTTGGGCATTCGACGTGCTATTCGTGTGCTGAGCTTGAGACGTATCGGGAGAAGCAGCGGGATTCAAGGCCCGGTGAAAGCACCTACACAGTGATGGATACTGTCGAGTATTCTGATGGCACAAAGGAACCAATGCCTTCTCCTTTGGAGGCATTGGAGTTCGTTAAGTGAGAATTGTCCCTGGTATCATTGAAGTGGTACCAGGGACAATTCTATGTAGAGGATTAAGACATGAGTGACGAGTCGATCAAGATTGACATTGATGTCAATTCTGCAGGGGCTGAAAAGGCTGCGCGGGATATTAGTGCTCTGGAAAAGCAGATCGGCTCTTTGCAGTCTGCTGTTGCTGCATTGAAGGCCCCGTCCGGTCGTGGTGGCTCTGTCCTTGATTCGCTGCAGCTTAATAGTGCCAAGGTCAAGAACATGCGTGAGACGGCGACAGCGTTGAAGTCTGTTGCTGATGGCCTGTCGTCTGTGTCGCGTGCCGGGGACGGCATGACGAAGGTTGACTTGGCGGCGGGTGTTGATAGGGCTGTATCCGCGTACCGTAGGTTTGTGCGCGAAATGCAGGCCAGCAATAAGCTGACGAATGATCACATTCAAAAGCTGAAGGATACTGCTGCTGCGATGCGTGATGTCGCATCAGCGACTAATGCTATGGCGACTGCTGAGGATAAGGCGAAGCGTGCGCAGGCCGCGTTGAACCAGTCGCAGGCTCGTAAGACCGAGGCTCAGGCTGAGAAGCTTCGCGCGCAGGCAACAGTGAAGCATGAGGACAACGTTATCCCGCTGCAGCGTCAGAAGGGCCGGGACGAGCGGAACCTAGTGAAAGCGAAAGGCGCCGAGGCTGCTCGTCTTGCCGAAATCCAGGCTGCGACACAGTTGCAGCAGGCCGAGCTGAAGCTTGCTGGCGTGACTGCTAGCGCTGAGGCGAAGCGTGAGGCTGCTGCTGTCGCTGCGTCTGCGCGTATTGCTGCTGCTCGTGAGGCTGAGGCTGGTCGTACGCAGCGTGCTGTGATTAAGGAGCAGGGTTCTGGCGAGCGCCAGGCAATGCGCATTAATGCATCTGCAGCGAAGGCCCAGTTGCGTGCGAACGAGCAGGCTATTGAGAACGTTCGTTATGCTGCTCGCGACACGGCGGTGTATTACGGGGCTATTACGACTGGCCTTGGCACGCTGGTGTCGGCTGCTGTGCAGGCTGGTATTGCTCAGGAGCGTGCATTCGCTGACGTGAAGCGCACGGCCCAGGGTACGACTAATGATTTGAATGAGTTGCGTAAGGCATACACGGATTTGTCTACGCAGAAGGTTGTGACCCCTTTTGCTGATCTTGCGAAGATCGGCACGCTGGGCGCGCAGATGAACATTCCAACGAAGGACCTGAAGGACTTTACGACGGCTGTCGCTGAGTTTTCGACGGTGACGGAGATGGATGTTGAGGCTGCAACGACAGCGTTTGGTCGTTTCGGCCAGATGATGGGCGGCTTGCAGGAGTCCTCCAAGGGCGCGGGGGACGGCTACAAGATTCTTGCGAATCAGGTTGCTGATCTGGGTGCGAAGTCTGTTGCGACGGAGCCTGAGATTGCCAACATGATGGTGAGTATCGCTGCCCAGGGTAAGAGCGCTGGCTTTACTCAGAACCAGATTCTCGCCCTGTCGTCTACGCTGTCGTCGCTCGCTATTCCGAAGGAGTGGGCGCGCGGTTCGTTGCAGCGTATCTTCAACTCGATCAACGCGGCTGCTGCTGAGGGCGGCGACGCTATGCACACGTATGCGCGGGCTGTCGGCGTGACGGATGCTGAGTTCCAGAAGCTGTGGCGTGATGATCCGAATAAGGTGTTCCAGGGTATTTTGCAGAACCTTGCGGGCATTGGGGACAAGGTGCAGAAGGCTCAGGCTATTAAGGACTTGGGCTTTAAGAACGTGCGCGATGTGGAGCTGCTGTCGCGTATGTCGAACAGTGTCGGGCTGTATGTGGAGCAGTTGCAGGAGGCTGAGCGAGCGTCAAAGAATACATCGTTCATTGATGACTCGATGTCGATTATCACCGACACCATGTCGGCGAAGTTGCAGCAGTTCCAGAACGCTTTGCAGAACGCGGGCGCGGCCATGAACTCTAGTTTCATGGTGCCGATGAAGGCCATTGTTACTGTGGCGACTTTGGCTGTGAATGCTTTCGCTCAGTTGCCTAGACCTATTCAGGCGTTCGTTGGTGCTTTGACTGCTGTGGGGATTGCTCGCGTGGGTATGGTGGCGATGAAGGCTGCGCTGGTGTCGATGTCGGCGACTTACATGCAGATGCAGACTCGTGTTATGCAGGCGACAGGTCAGCAAACGTTGTCGTGGGGTGCAGTGTGGCAGGCCGTGAAGCAGGCTCAGGATGGTGTTGTCGCATACGACAGTGCTTTGGCTGCGAATACAGGTACGGCGAATGCTGCGGCTGCTGCTAATCAGCGTCTTGCGGCGTCGGACTCGGCTGTCGCTGTGGCTGCAGGTAAGGCGGCTGCTGCGAAGGAGGCTCAGGCGGCGGCGTCGGCCGTTTCGACAGGTGCTCAGGTGGCTGCTGGTGCTGGTCAGGCTGTCGGTGCTTTGTCGAAGCTGTCTGCTGTGGGTTCTGGCTTGATGGCTATGTTTGGCGGGCCGTGGGGGTTGGCTATTACTGGCGCGATTACTGCGGCGTCGGTTGCTGCGACGTACCTTGGTGACTCGTTTACGGGGGCGTCGGAGAAGGCTGAGAATATGAAGGCCGCTGTCGGTGGCTCGTCGGCGATTCTGAAGGCCTTGGCTGAGGATACGAAGGAAGTTGGCTCTGGTGCTCAGACTTCTTTCGCTGAGTTGAACGCTACGATCCAGCAGAACGGCCAGACTCTCACCTCGAATGGTGAGGCACTTGGTTACTACGTGGATAAGTCCGGCCAGGTTGTTCAGACGACACATGCTCAGGCTGAGGCGTTCGGCTATTCGACGCTGAAGATCGGTGAGCACACGCAGGCGCTGATTTCTGACGCTATTCAGGGTTCTGATTCGTTTAAGAACATGTCGAAGGATGTGAAGCAGGCGCTTGTCGATATGGGCTTCTCTTACGCGCAGTATATTAAGTTGGCAACTACGTCGGAGGCTGAGGGCGGCGGTAAAGCCGCTGCTGACGCGTACGTGGATGGGTACATTGCTCAGCTTGAGACCCGCAAGAATGAGCTGATTGCTAAGCTCGATCCTGAGTCTCCCTCCTACGCGACTAAGCGTGCGGATATTGCTTCGCAGTTTGAGGGGCAGATTAGTGCTCTGAATGAGGTGAAGAGCCAGACCGAGGGCGTCGGGGGCGCCATGCGTGATGCTCTGAACGACGCTCAGCTCTTTGGCCAGGAGATGAGTGAGGCTGGCGACAGCTCAGAGGAGGCGTCGTTCAAGATTGGCGACGCTAAGAACGAGTTCAAGGATCTTGGTGAGGTTCTTCGTTCTGTCCTTGATGAGATGTTCTCTTCGACGGATGCGGCGGCGGCTCTCGACAGTGCGTTGCAACAGGTGTATGAGTCGATGCAGACCAATGGTACGTCGATGGACCCGAACTCTGCTGAGGGCCAGGCGAACATTGCAGCCATTAGTGATTACTTCCAGGCTATGGGGAACGCCGCTGCGGCTGGTATCGAGGAAATGGGCCTAACTGGTGAGGAAGCGTACCAGTACGCTCAGCAGTCGATTCAGGACACGATTGACTACCTGTCGGCCCAGGGGTTCGACATGAGCGCGTTCGAGGCTCAGCGTGACACGATGGCGGCGATTATTGCCCAGCCGTATCAGTCGGGTGCGGTGGACCATTCAGCCACGGATGCGTCGTTGAATGAGATGGTTGGTAATGCGGCGAACGCGGTGAGTCAGGCTCAGGGTTTCTTGGGTAAGGTCCAGGCTATTTGGCAGTCCATCCAGGGCTACATGTCACAGATTGGTGGCACGAAGTCTCTGTCTGGCAAGGGTTCGTTTACTCTTGGGCAGAAGTCGAAGGTTCGTCTGCCTACGTTTGCTAACCGGAATGCCGGTAAGAGCGCATTCAGTGCTGCGAATTTCCGTGCGAAGCCTCAGCGTTCGTCTGGTGGTGGCGGTGGGGGTGGCCATTCGCCTCGTTCTGGTGGTGGCGGTGGCGGCCATTCACCGTCGTCTCGTGCTCGTAAGGAGACGAAGACTGCCGCTGAGATTTTTGAGGACTTCTTGTCGAGGTTGAAGTCTGCGCTCGACAAGGCGTTGCAGTCGTGGTGGCGTTCGACGACGGCTCAGGACAATTACCACAAGGGCCTTAACTCTTTGCGCAAGGATGTTGAGAATACGACGAGCAAGATCAAGAATCTTCGTAAGGAGAATGAGAAGCTTGCGTCGGACATGCGTAGGGCTCAGCAGGAGTTGCATGATGCTGAGTTCTTCCATGCGGTTGCTGTGAAGTATGGCGACGAGGAGCGGATGCAGTCTACTCAGACTGATATCGACGAGGCGAAGCAGAAGATTAACGAGTCTCAGACGAAGATTGGTGAGAATAGTCAGGAGATGTCGGTTCTTCAGGCGGGCCAGTTTGCGTTGAAGGGGTACACGGAGGCCGCTATTGCTAACCGTGAGGCTTTGCGGTCGTTGCAGTCTCAGATGATTGGTCTGATTGAGGCTTATGCTGCTGCTGGTCATTCGACACAGGAGATCGAGGCGTATACGCAGTCTCTGAAGCGTCAGTTTATTGATCAGGTGACTCAGCTTGGTTATAACCAGGGTGAGGTGACTGAGCTTGCTGGCGCATTCGACAGCTTAACGGGGACGATTGGTCAGGTTCCTCGTGATGTGAAGGAGAACGTGACTGATCAGGGCACTATTGGTACGACACAGGGTGGTATTGATGGGATTCACGGCAATCAGGTCACTGTTCCTGTTAATGCTGATACGACTCAGGCTTATAACCAGTTGAATCAGTTGATGACGTATATGGAGTACATTCGTAATGCTATGAACAAGGGTTTGACCCGTGGCCAGGCGGCGGATGCTGCGCGTTATGCAGGTCAGGCTGGCCAGATTCGTCGTCGGTTTATGGGTGGTCCCATTCCTGGTTATGCCGGGGGTGGTTTGCTTCCTGGTCGTCCTCCGGCTAACCCTTCTGTCGATAATCTACTGGGCACTAATGGCCATGGGATGTTCAAGCTACGTAGTGGGGAGTATGTCATTTCGCAGCCTGCTGTCGATTTCTATGGTAAGGGCTTCATGAATGCCTTGAACACGATGCAGGTGCCGGTAATGTCTGGTGGTGGTTATTCCGCTGGTGCTGGTGATGGGCTTGTTACAATTAATCCAGCGCAGTTTAATGAGCTTGTCCGGGCTGTTTCGACGACAGTCATGTTGAATGGCCGAGCTATTAGTAAGAACATTGACAGCAATAATGTGAGGAGTGGTAACCGTGGCGTTTACTAGGGGTTGTTCGACTCGTGAGGTTTATTTCGCTGTTGGGAAACTTATGTCATGGTTTCCGGCTCCGGATGAGTCTCCGACAGCGGATAGTGTGCAGTTCGGTAGTGATTCGACGACGTTGCTGAATGGTTTTGCGTCGATTAATGGTTCTGTGTATGGTCATCGGAAGTATGAGTTGAATTGGTCGTATTTGAATCGTGATCAGGCTGAGTTGTTTCGTCGTTTGTTTTTGAATCGCGGGGATGAGTGGGTGTCGTATGCTGATCCGTTCTCGTTCAATAACATGTTGTCGCCTTTGATGGGTTTGCCTTATTTGCATGTTCATGCTGGTACTCCGTTCGCGTATAACGATTGGGGTAAGCAGGCTTTGTTTGTGTCGGATGATATTGATGAGAAGTCTCAGCACCCTACGGTTGTGTATAAGCCTGATTCTTTTGCTGTTAATAATCAGATGGGTCATGTGTACAGTAAGTTGAATGCTCGTCAGGCGTCTTTGGCGTTGAGCAAGGTTGGCACGTATACGGAGCGTGTCGTTGTTCCTGAGGGTTATTATGGGACGTTTTTTGCATCGGGCTATGAGGATGGTAAGCAGCCGTTTAGGTGGACGATTAGTCGTGTTGATGGCGGCACACCTGGCACGGTTATTACGAGGCTGAAGAATCAGGTTTTCAGTATGAGTGAGGGCTTGTGGGAGATTACGATGCGCCCTGGCCAGGATGGCCAGTTGTCGTGGTGTGGTCTTCGTATTACGTCGTATGATACTGCCCAGATACTGGCTGGTCCTCCTGAATACGAGTTCTCGTATCCGGCTGGTGGTGGGAATATGAAGGTTGTTCCTGGGTCTGCGCGTCTTGTGACGGTTAATAATGCTCGTGGCCATTTTTCTGCTTCGGTTTCTTTGGAGGAGTGCTACTCATGGTAATGCGTGTCTTTGGGGTCCCTGCTGGCCAACTCACGAACTGGTCTGTGCAGGAGGATGGCGTGTCACTGGATCGTGATCAGGCGTCTGGTGGCTTCTCTGAGTACTCGTTGGAGGGTACTGGAGGCATTGAGCCTGCCCTTGTTGTGAACAAGGATGTCGTGCTGAGTGACTTGCGTTTTGGGCGTACTCATGCTGTTGCGCGCGCTTTGACGACAGGGCCTTGGGTTTGGTCTATGACGTTGAATGATCCTTTTTATCTGCTGGATATTGAGGCGGTGATTGAGCCTATGGTCTATACGGAGCTAAAGGCTATTATTACGAAGTTCTTTAAGACCGCTGGTGTCGTTGATGCTCCGAAGATATACGTACAGAATTTCCACCCTAGCTCTGTCGCCGGTGGTTTCTTTGCTATCGCTAATTCTACTTTTGATCATATCTATGATTTTGCTGGTGGTAAAGGCAATCTGTGGTCTGTATTGAAGTCGTGGCTGTCGGCTAATGATCTTCAGATCACGTGGGTGTACGACACGGTTGTGGTGTTTAAGAATCATACGGTGTTGACTCGTCTTCAGGGTTACACGTCTGACTATAAGATTTCGTATGAACAGTCTGAGCCTGTGTCGAGTATTGAGTGTACGTATCGTGAGTCTACTCTTTATGATCTGTTTAATGGGGGTAATTCCGAAGCTGCTTATTGGGTTGATGGGAAGCCTGTTTTCAATCCTTATGCTAAGAATATGCCGGCGCCCACTATTGTGCTGTACCCAAACTACGACCCGAATAAGTCTTATCTGGAGGCTTTAAGGGACCTTGAGGTGCTTTCTGTCGATGCTGGTGAGACGAAGGAATTTGTTCTTGAGGTTCCTGTTCACGTGAAGAGTATTACGTCGCAGCCTGTTTGTGTCATGCCGTATGACTATCCTAGTGGTGCTCGCTCTGTGTATTTTGGGAAGTCAGGTGTCGTTCCTGGTCCGAAGGAGTTTGGTAAAAGCTACTATGTGGTTGTCGGCAAAGACAATAAGCCGATTGTCCCTGCGCAATGGAACGCTGAGGGTGGCAGCGTGTTTGTCGAAGTAGGGGATGAGCCGAATCAGATTAAGGTGACTGTGACGGGCATGCTGAATAAGCGGCTTGCGCCGTATCGGTTGGCTGAATCCGATGGTCAGAACGATTACTCTTTCTTGCGTATTTGTGGTGAGGGTTATCCTTATGTCGAGAAGACCGTCACGTTCTATACGGGTTATCCTCGTAAGACTGATCCGTTGAAGATCAGTAGCCCTTATATCGACACGGTGGATAAGGCGTATGCGGCGTGTATGTATGCTGCTCAGTCTGCTTTGGGGACTAAGACGAGTCTTGAGTGGTCTGGTATGACCCCGTTGAATGAGGCGTATACGGATGTTACGTATGACTTCGAGCGGGAGCCTGTGACTGCAGCTGATGTGACTGCTTTTACGGATGCGCCGTTGCCTGAGAAGGCTACTGAGAAGTGGCCTGAGGGTACGACGATGAAGAAGATCATGGATGACTTGTTGGCGTTTACGGCGAATAAGCCTGTGACGGATAAGCCTCAGGTGTTTGGCCGTATGGCGGGGACGTGTGCTGTGTTCGACAGGGCTGTGTGGCAGATCGGTTCTGTCGAGTATGGCGAGTCGGGCGCGAGCGTGAGCGCTGAGCCGTATACGTCGGTGTGGGATTTGGCTTACCTGTTTGATATGCCTCGGGTTGCTGATCTTCCGACACCGCCGGGGATTACTCTTGGGCAGTTGACGCTTCGAGGCTTTGAGCATCGTGAGGCTCAGTCTGTTTAAGACAAGAAGGAAGGGGCAACACCACAGCCGGTGTTGCCCCTTCCTTGTGTGTTATGCGCCTAGGACTCCTGCAAAGTAGGCCTGTCCTGTGGGTGTGACGAGAAGTTGTGGCCTCACCTTACTGGCCTTGTCGATGCGTTCGGTGAGGATGAGGATTCCTCGGTTGACTGCGTCCTGCATGGGGATGATCTTGCCCTGGCCGTTGCGGAACGCGAAGTTGTTGTCGAGGAGCCAGCGGCAGAACTTGTTGGGTCCCATGGTGGGGATGGCCTTCGACAGGATCTTTCCGAAGGCACTGGGTGTGAGGTCTCCTTCTGCCGTTTCGATGGCCCTGCCGAGGGCAGCGACAGGGCGCTGGGCTTCGACTTCTGCTTCGGCCTTGGCGCGTGCTGCTCGTTCTTCTTTGAGGGTGGTCGCCAGCTGGATGATGATGTCGGGATTGGCAATCATCTCTTCGATGGTGGCAGGTGTGGCGTACATGCCATGCTTGCGAATTGAAGGCAGGACTTCGCTGGTGACCCAACGCTTGAACGCCTTGGCTTCAGGCTTGCGGGACATGAAGATGACCTCGTAGAGGCCCGCCTCTGTGACGACGTTTGTCTTTTGGTTGCGCCCTAGGTTGTCGGTGACGTCAGTAGTACTGACCCCATCCTCATCGAGGCGGCGTGCTACTTCTCGGTTATTTCCGAGGTCGAGGGCATCGCAGATGTCTTTAAGGACAAACCAGGGTTCGCCTTGTTCGTCTGTCATGACGCGGATGTTGTTGCCGAGGTGGTTGAAGATGGTGATGTCGTTCATTAGTTGTTCTGCTTCGTAGAGTTGTTGCTAGGGTGGCGTTTCATGGAAGCGTAGCGGCGACCGGGGCCGGGGCGGTTGTTCATCCAGTGCTCGATAGTGTCGATGTGCCAGCCGGGGCGTTCACCCTTGCCGGTAACGTAGAAGATCTCGGGGGTGGGCAGCATGTTCTTGAGGAAGTAGCTTTGGATCGTGCTGTCCGTGAGGCCAACATGCTTAGCGAAGGCGGTGATGCCGAGGTACTTGGGTGTCATTGGATTTCCTTTCTGTCGTTTCCTTCTGACATGAATAAGAGTACACGAGTCCCGTGCGTGAATGCAACCTATTAGAAAGTGACTCTCACCATACTGATATACTAAGGGCATGAAACACAACCTCCCCGCCCCATCACAACCATGGGGCAACGACATCAACAAACGCCTGGCATCAGTAGAAAACGACCTCATGCTGATCCGCTCAACAGCCAACAACGCAGCACAAAGCGTCACCTCCCTCGTATCAGAACGCGCCACTAACGGCGTCGCCAAACCCTTCTACGACGAAGTCGGCATCTCCTCCCCCGGCCGAGGACGAGGCGTCGGCGTCGACGAAGACATCTGGTACCGCTCCATCCCCTGGGCAGACTCCGGCCTGTTCATGCAACTAGCCATCTCCGGATACCTCCGTATCCCCTTGAGCCTCAAACTCTACAGCGGCTTCAAGTACCCCGTCGATGTCAGTGTCGGCGTACGCGGCGCTAGGGCGCAGGACACCCGCTACCTGCGGTGCTTCCTATCGTACGAGCCGACAGGGGACGAAGGCCGAGCCATGATGGTCGCCCACATCAACTACAACACTGTCGTTGATTACGAGCACTACAAGGATGGTATCGTGGTTGTGAACATGAGTAATTCCAGTGTGCATCCAGAATGGGTATACAACTGGGATTCGACAGCACTACTATCCCTGCAAATCGCAGGAGTGAGGTACTAACATGCCAGTCAACCCTCAAGGAATTTGGACCTATTCCGACTCAGACATTGTGCAATCCTGGCCCGCCTTCATGAATCTGGGCTTTAACACGGTGTCGGATGTCATTAAAGGTCTCCAACAGAACCGTGTCCTCATCGCCAAGAATAATAACGACCAGCGCGACAAGCTTGCCGTTATCAACAAGGCCTCTGTCGGCGCCTACGACGTGCTCATATACCGCTCCGACATCAACGAGATGTACCTTGCGACGAACACCGGCGTGAAGAAGATTTGGGGCGGCGCTCCCGAGATTAAGTACATCAACGACAATGAGGCTTTTTCGAAGTGGTACCGCTACACTCAGCACGGTGCAGGTGCCATCATCAGCCGTAACGTGTCGATCCCTAGCCAGGGCCTGTGGCTGTTCTCCAATTGTATTACGCTGGATAACAACGACAGCTCCAAGGACACGAACGTCGATGTCTTCCAAGCCATCGGTGATGGTGTCTTCTACAACGTCGGCACGACGAACACCTACAATCACTCTGAAGGCGTGCTGTCGTTCCGTATGGCGACGATGGCATACTACGCGTCCGGCCCTCGTAGCGTCCCAGTGCAGGTGAAGATTAGCTGCAGCCCCGTGAACAACATCGGTTGGGGCGGCCTGTGTATCGGGGCATCAAAGATCGGATGAGTATGCTATACTAAGCAGCGACGGTTATTCAACAGATTCTGTGTGAATGCTGCAGGTGGATAGGGTACAAGAAAACCCCCTGACTAGTTCTCCTTTCCTAGTCAGGGGGTTTTCTTTATCTAGGCCACCCGTTGTCGAGTGTCCACTTATGGTGCATCTCGTGTACGAGGTAGTACACCAGGTGTCGGAACGCGTCGCGTACGTCATTCGCATCCTTGTAGCCGACATCCTTGCCGGTGAGCCACCAACCCAGGTTCTTCAGTACAGCGTCCTTCACGAGGCCCTTGGCTTGAGCTGGAGTCTGGTAGAGGATATCCCCGACAAGCCAGTCAAGGATAGCGTTCACCTTCACAGGAGTGAGGTCAGCACTAAACTTGTTGCCAGGCCGCAGGTCGAACTGCTCAGCAACGATCACGGCATCAGGGTAGGTGTCGAGGACCTGCTTGATACGGTGTGCTGTCTCCACGTGAGTTGCGCAGATGAACTGATCGAAGTGCAGAATCTCCACCTCCTCTTCGACACGGGCAACAACAATGCCAGTGTTAACGCCGGGATCAATCGCGATGACGATTTTCATTTTTATTCTCCCAATTATCGTTCAGAATTTCATACTTCGTCTCGCACAGTCTGTTTCTGTCAGCTGGTGTCGTTCCACCGAAGACCCCCGACCGGTAACGTTTGCCATCGATAGGTACGTCTTCGAGTGCAAGACAGTCTTGAAGACACAGTTCTTTGATGGGGCACTGTGAGCAGCAGACCTTTAAGTCCTGATAGTAGAAGCCTGAGTCAAAGAAAAGCTCGACAGGTACTCCAACACAGGGGGCTTGCTCGTAGGCGTGGATGTCGATCATACTTCCTCCCAATTATTGCCAACTTCTGCTTCTGCCACGAAGGGCACGCGGTTGAAGACGAGTGTCGCTGCCTTAGACATTTCGCGCTCCATCATGCGTGAGCATTCTTCGACAGTTTCTTCAGGGCATTCGACATAGGTTGCGTCGTGGACAAGACCAATCAGCTTGGCACCATATTGCCCTACCTGTTCGTTGATCTTGATTGCTGCGTTGAGGCAGATGTCGTTTGCAGTGGACTGTGGAACAAAGGCCAAGGCTTCATTCTGTGTCGAGGCGTAGTGGGAATCTGGGACATAGAGAGGGTTGTACATCATGCCGAACTTGGTACGCCTCTCAGCGTCCTCTTCCTTCCGTCCGACGCTGTGTCGAACGCGTGTCTGCCAATCACGTAATCCGGGGTATGCCCCGAGGTACTGATCGACAACATGTTGTGCTTGTTCGAGGGGCTGTTCGAGGGCTGTCGCAATGGCTTTGGTGCCTCGTCCGTACCCAAGTCCATACACCACACTCTTTACTAGTGCACGTCGGTTCTTCGCGGTCTTTGGATGTTCGTGTTTGAACTCCTCGTAGACCTCAATCGAAGGGAACTCTTCTGGCCAAATCTTCGTCATCAGATCATCGAAGAAGTCAGGCGCACCAGGCTGGAAGGCTGCGATCATGGCCTCGTCACTCGCAATCTCAGCGACAGTACGAAGCTCAGCCTGAGAGTAGTCACACGAGATGATCTTGTGGCCGGGCTCGGCGACAAGGGCGCGCTTAATGCCACTGTCGCGCCCCATCGTCTGAATCGCCGGCCCCCTAGCGGACAGGCGCCCAGTCTTCGCACCATGCGGAAGGTAGTAGGGGTGGATACGCCCGTCCTCGCCAACCTTACAGCGCACGTTGGCAATGAACGACCCAATCACCTTAGCCGCATAACGATAAGCAAGGAGGGCGTCAATGAACTCAGTCTCCTTGCCTTCACGCTTCAGCTTCTTCAAGTGATCCGAGTCGAACGACGGGGACGACACACCCTTAGATGCAAAGTACTCGGCTATCTGCTTAGGCGACTGAGGGTTGAAGTCTTCACCCGCGATACTGCGCAGCACTGCAAGATACTCTTCACACTGCTGCTTGTACTTCTCTTCCAGCTCATCGAGAGCATCGAGTGAGACTGCAACACCGTTCATCTGCACGTCGTGCAGCACACGGGTCACACGCATACGATAGCGGTAATAGTCGTACTTTCCACTGTTCTTTAGTAGCTGCTCGAAGTACTCGTAAAGCTTGTAGGTGTACACCGTGTCGAAAAGGTTGTACTTGTAGAGCTTTTCACGAGGGATGTTCTCGAAGTATGCACCATGCTTCAAGTAGGACTTCGCATCCGAGTCCCAATCAGCAGCACGCAACCAGCGACGAGCCAGAGGCTTCAGGCCATGCTCACCTGCTAGGTTGTCGAGCACGAAGTGCATGAGCAGCGTGTCCTCATGGTGATACACATTGATGCCGAGACGCTTCGACAGGTAGGGCATGTCGAACGTGCCATTATGACAGACGACAATGCAGTCCCGACACAGGCGCTCAATCAGCTCAGTAGACTCGGGGGTCTCAGCAAGCTCCTCAGGGATCACCACACCGAACTTTCCATTCCACAAGGCAATTGATAGGATGCGACCAGCCGCGAATGTGTCGTTATCGATGTCACCAGCGGACTCGATGTCGAGGGCAATGACGCTCCCCTTCTTGAAGGAGATGTCCTGGCCCTCCCAGATCACCCAGTCCTTACCGAGTTCCAGGCCAGGATCGATAGGGCCAAGGTAGCCGTACTGAAGCGCCTGAGCAAGGAACAGGATTGCTTGTGGGTTGGTGACGATCTGCTTAGGCGAGAGCGTCTTGTATGCGTCGCCCTTATAGCCCTTCACAGTGCCGAGAGTGATTGCGATGTCCTTGGCTTTGGGATCATCAACGACTTCGATAGGTGTGCCAGCAGGAAGGCCTGAGACAGCCCTAGCCCTCTTTAGCAGAACTGTGACAAGCACAGGGAGCTTGTCTACGCTGTTAGTCAGAATCTTCATACCTGGCCTCCTATGTATTTGATGAAACGATCACTATTCTTTTTCCCTTGAATAACTTCCTGGACGACACCACGCGCCTGAGCATACGTGATGATTTCTTTCAGCTCCTTCATTCCGTTGATTTCAGACTGGAACTTCAGAAGAATCTTCGGGATCGGCACGAGACCATTCTCCGAACGAGCAATGAAGCTGATGAACTTATCCACCTTGTTGCTGAAGTTGGAGTTCTTGACGTGGTGAATAAACACCTCGTTCGACGACATCCAGATGGATGCTAAGGCAATGGCCTTGAGCATGTGTCGCATCGTGACAACGACACCGCCATGAGCATTAGGGCCGTTGTACATGGCAAGCAGGGCAGCGATACGCAAGACAGAGAACGTCATACGCTCGGTGCCAGGGAACAGCTCACGGCTACTTAGGACATGTTGTGCAGCCATCACTTTGGCTTCCTCAGAGAACTCGATCCACCGCTCAAACACGCCCGGCTCAAACTCGACAGGGATACGGACTTCCTCGTGTGCTAGAGACCTGGCCTGGCGTGCGCTGAAGTGCGTGTCGAACTTAGTAGTTGCCCTGATAAGGTTCGACAGCATGAAGTCACGCTGCTTGTCGGCAATCTTGCCTGTCGAAGGATTAACAGCAACCAGCTTCACGTCCTGTGAGGACGTAATGTAGTGGTCCCGTTCATCGACAACAACAAGGCAGCGCGGCGTAAAGCCAGACTCAACTCGTTCTTTCGTCAGGTGCTTCGCGGACTGGTCAAGGATACCTGTCCCGTAGAACGTCATGTAGTACGGTGTCGCTGTCTGGTACGCGACCTTGCCGCCTTTGTCTTTACGTGCGACAGCGGGGATATACCCGTCGTAGCTCTTGGTGAGGAAGGGCATCATGGAGGACATGTAGCTGCCTCTTTGTCCAGCGTGTGCGAAAAAGTCCTGCACCTCGTCGATTGCGTACATGCCAGACTCCTTCGGCTTGGTACGAAGGTATGCCGACAGGGCCTCACCTGTCGAATCTTCAGGTGCAATGTAGGAGTCTGTTCCCTTACCAACACCGATAGCAACGTCCCGCATAATGCCTTCTGCGAGGCGTAGTGATGTTGACTTGCGGGACTGGGTGGTGCGTCCCAGTACCAGGAAGTATAGGTTCAATGGCATTCGCTGGACGTTGATGGGGAGGAAAGCATACTTCGCAAACACTGAGGAGAGGATGGCGAGAGCGCCCGCATAGTGGAATTGCTTGGGTGCCATTGCTGACTTCGTTGCAGCCCACACGGCGAACTGATCGACAAAGAGACCCATTGGTTCCTGCTCGTTCTCATGCAGGAAGTTCACATTCTGAAGGGTTAGCTCCCGTGCTTCACTTAGAAGATACGAGGAGCCGGCCTTGGTAGTAGCTTCCAGCTCCTTCTCAGATGGCCCATTGTGCTGTGCCTTCCATCGGGCATGATCCCGGTTGATCTGCTTCCACAGGTAGCCGTCGCCTCTCCCGTCCATAGCGAACTTGTTGAACTCCGTCCCGCGCACGACAGCGAAGGCTTCGACAATCGAGCAGCCTTCCTCCCAGAGTGCACATTCGAGGTGATACATTTTCGAGGAGCGGTCTTCCTCGTCAATGAACATGTCATCCGTCGCAAGGTCTGTAATGTACGAGCGGTTGACCATGCCGAGGACTTCGTACATGGTGGGGATGTCAGTGGGGAAGTCTTCTTCCTCGATACCCATTCGCTCGACGGGCGGGTACTCTGCTGCGAACTCAGCAGCAGTGATCGGCTCGTTATTGACCGTGAGTGTGATTTCCCACGGGTCCACTCGCTTGCAGTTGTGCGTGAACGGGACCCTAAGCTTCTTCGACAGGGGCCAGCCACGATCCATGCCGTCGTTGCGGTGATCCTCATAGAGCGCTCGCGAGAGTGCTTCCAGCATGTCGTTCGACAGGTCCTTGGCGTCGTCGAGCAGCCAGTATCCCTGCCAGTGCTTCTCACTGGTCTGAACAAGGATGGAAGGCTGAATCCTCAGCTTGTCAATAGGGCAGTCATCCCCATCTGACCATACGCACGTCGCCTTGATGACATTATCCTTGGCCGCGTGGCGGGTGTTCGACAGGGCCGGGGGCTTCGTGTACAGGAAAGGCGAGTAGTACACATCAAGGTCAGCATGTGCCTTGGTGTAAGCCACCATCTTGTCGAGTTGTGCGGGCAGATTGAACCAGCGGAAGTTTGTGAGCCCACCCATAGGGCCTTTAAGGATGATGGGAGTCCAGCCTTCACTGTCTGGGAAGACTGCCTGAAAAAACTCTTTGATGTCCATTGCTCTCCTTTCGTGTCTACCTATTGTAAGGCGGGGCCACCGCCTAGTTAGTTGATGGTCAGAGTTCGATCTTGGAAGCCTTAGACTTCTTCGGCTTCACATCGTCCCATTCGACCTTCTTGATATTGTTGCGCTCGCGGGTCGCACCGTTGTACTCAGACTCCTCGACATCAACGGTGATCGTCGCCGTCTTGCCAACAATATCGAGAGCAACCTGGTAGTAGTAGTCGGTGGTGCGTTCCGTGCGCTCGGTAGGCCAGGGATTACCCGACGCAGTGCAGAACTTGGGCAGGTCCCAGTGCAGACCATTCTTGGTGACCAAGACCAGCCAGTAACGAATCTGGCGCGCCGCGTGCTCGCCTTCTGTGACCACGAAATCGACCGTGTACATAGGGTTGCCCTTCTTGGACTCTCCCAGCTCACAGGCATCAACGGTCACCTTGTACTGGCCCTTGGGCAGAGGTTCGAAAGACATGGACTCGGCAACGTCCAGGCTCATCAGTGCATCGAAATCAATCATTGTTGTTCTCCTTCATGTAGTTGTTGATAGTTTCAGGCAGCCACCCGTAGGTGACTAGCTTGTTGTGTCGAATGATAGCATCGGGCTGTGGGAACCCCTTAGCGTCCTCATGGATACGATACAAGATTGTCGTACGTTTGACACTCGTTTTTTCAATCACGTCAGTGATCGACAGGTACTCAATCGCCATCCTTCGCCTCCGTATCGTAATGCTCATGAACCCAGTGCATAATCTTCGACATGCTTGGGTTTCCAATCATCGGTGGCATGTTGTCGAAGCGTGTCTTAGTCAGGATACTAGACGCCGACTTGACGTTCAGGACGACAACAAGGTTCTCTTCCTCATTGTCTCCCACATCCTCCCACGTCATACGACCAATCAGGTCGAAGATGGAAGGAAGCTTCTTGAAGCTCTTCTTACCTTCGAAGTCAGGCGCGATCTGGGAGAGGCGTTCCGTCTCCACAATTTCTCGTGACTCGTGGGTGATACAGAGGATATTCAGAGACATATCGAAGGCGATCATGTTCACAAGGTCCAGTACCTTGTCGTATGCCGCCGCCCACATCGCAAAGGTATCCTTCGGATTGATTGCTGAGAAGTGGAGTTTAACAAGTTCCTGAAGTCGGTCAACCGTGTCGATAATAACCGTCTTGAAGGGCTTATCCTTGGCCTCACCAATCCTGACGAGCAGGTCTGCGAACTCCTTGTATGTCGCGGGCTGCACAACGAGCATGTTGTCCAAGTCGCCATACTTAGCAGCGGGCGCAGTGCCCCGCTCCAAGTCAACGTACAGGACGGGACTAAGCTCTTCGACAGTGCTGGCTGTCGAAGCAAACGAAGTCTTCCCCGTACCTGAAGGCCCATAGAGTAGAACCTTCAGCTTAGGAACATCCTTGCGGGGGTCTGAAACCTCAATGTCGAGGCCTGTCAGGAAGCTATCAAACTTTCCCATGTTTCTCCTTTCTTCTCTACCGCTTAAAAGCGCAGTAGTAACAGCCGAGATGGCTGTCGAGTTCCCTAATGTTGTCCCGATTTTCATCGGCCCACTGGAAGATTTGGCTGGCTCGTTCGAGGACGGCATGAGCTGCTGCCCTGTCGTACTTGAAGCATAGCTCATGACTAGCCTGTAACACACTTTCAATGGTGCAGTCCCTCGGGAAGAGGACAAGCGAGCAGTAGTTCACCTCGTAACCAGCGTTCTCCATGCCCAAACCGTACAGCATCATTTGATAGTAGTACTTCTTGAGCTGAAGCTCAGTGCGAGAGTCCGAGTAGAACTCTGGCTCCCGACGTTCATTGAAGAAGGTTGCTGACGAGAAGCCCTTGATCTTCTTTTTCGACAGAACCTTGTAGTCAACGACATGCCCTGTCGCCACGTCGAAGCCATCACAGGTACCAGAGATGTCTCCGTACCCATTGATGGTGCCGACAGTTACCTTAGTCTCCTTGAGGTAACCCTTTAGGCCAATGACATTCTCTAGGTAGAGGTGGAAGGCCGTGCCGATCATCGGCGCGAGGGGGTGGTTGTTCTCATCCTCGTGGATGCCAAGCAGCTTCTCTGCAAGACAGCGCTCACAGAGGTCTCCCAACTCAGACGGCCCTACCTTACGTTGCCTGTCACGCGGCGAGGGCTTCGACAGTTCCCGAATCAGCTGATCGTAGATGTCACTCATGAGAAGCCCACTCCTTGTACTGCTCTTCCTTCATGACGTATAGGTTCCACGCAAATTGATGCAGGTCATCTAGAGGCGATTTAATGAAAACCAGAAAGTCGCCTTCATCAACAACCTTCCACAGCTCCCGTGTCCCAAACAACGGGACACACGAAGCGTGGCGCATGATCTGATCCGAGCCAGTATTAACCTCCCACTTTGTCTTACGAATTTTGTCCTGTTCGACAGAGGTAAACATGAACCCTACTGGAACCTGGATAACTAGCTTATTCTTCAGCACGATGGACACCCTTCGACAGGCCTATGAGGAGAGCAGTTGCCTCACTAGAGTTGTTGTAGTCCCCGAGGTAGACAACCTCCACAATCTCAGGGCATGCTGAGATGAGGTGCGCGCATCCTCGGCAAGGATAGTGAGTCACGTATAAAGTGTATTCACTCCCATGTTCTGCCATCTTCCGGATGGCACCCCGTTCCGCGTGCACAGTGTTGACGCAGTGGCCATCAACAATGCAGTGACCCCCTGTGTCGCACGGCTCAAGGGCAGGTGGCGTCTCGTTAAAAGCACTCGACACCACCTGGCCGGTCGCACGGTCAACGATCACACACCCGACATGCGCACGGTCACAACGAGACTTCTTAGCCTCGTCCCGCGCTGCCTTAATGTACTCTCTCACTTGGAAAGAATCTCCCTATGCTCCGGTGACATAGTAGCTGCCCATCCGAGAACCTTGTATCCGAAGTCGGTGACTCCCAGACGGGGGTCAATGATCTTCGGGACTCGTGACCACTTGTAATCAAGGAACGCAAGAGTGTTTCCACCCATATAACGCATGAGCCTTGCAAGTGCAGAAGTCTTCAGAACGACCATGTTGCCGTCTTCATCCTCCTTAAGCGCAAGCAAACTCATTCCACTCAGCCGTGCCGAGTAGGGACAAATGTTCTCAGGGAAGTCATCCCTGTAGAACCCTACCTCGTTTCGGTCATGATCCACCCACATGAGTGACAGGTCAAGAGGCTTTGCGGCGTCGAGGTCAATGTTCTTCGACACCAGCTCGCGTGCGTTGCACTTCAGGTCAGTCAGTGTCGGCACGGTGAAGACCTGGTTGTTGAAAGGATCAACGACAGCCATCTCGTTGTCACCCGTCCACCACTGTGCACACACTGTGGCAGATGTGCTGATCAGACGAAGCTCTCCGTTTGCTAGGAAAGCTGTCCCAAGTTTTGCCCCACTCGCAGTGATGACAACGCCATCTTCGACAGGAAGATACCTCCGCCTGATGTAGTCAGACGGCAAATCCTCCCAACCGTAGCCAAGGATGGGGCTATAGATTTCCTTGATGCTTACTCCCATGACTCTCCCTTTTCGTAATAATGAAATTCAACAATCGGGGCATAGTGTCGAATTGGGGACTGAATCTTGTCGCTAATGTAGTACCTGACAGCACCGAAGTCGATTGTCACTGTTCGTACTGTGAACAGGTGTTCATCACCCTGCGGGCCATACCACAGGTGAACATCCTGGCTGTCGTTGAATGAGGTCCCTTTGTTAGCGGCTTCAGTTTCTTTCCGACCATCCAATGCCACATGGGACTCCCACTTGTAATCAAGCACATGAACGCAGACGACACTTCCATCGGTGAACTGAATATATGCGTCCCTGCTGTTGTCTAGCCAGAACTTTTCCACGCTCTTCTTCAGAAGCTTAGCGACCGTTTTGTGATTGCACTCTACAATCTGCATGTCAGTTTTCTCCCTTCATCATAAAGCGGGTGAGTGTCCAAACGAGGACGAACAGAATCATAATCAGAGGGAAGATTGCTACCATAGCTGCAAGGTAGATGGCACAAGCAATCACGATGTACATGTGCCACGACGGGAACCAGAGGCCCGTCACGGTAAGAGCAATACAGAACATGGTAGCAATGAACGAGTGGCGCTTGCGTTCGTTGTAACAGGCTTTTATGTCGTTAGTACAATCACGGTAGTAGTCGTGCATAGTAGTTCCCTTTCGGTTGTTGTTGTTTCTTTCCTAGATCAGGCCGCTGGCCTTCAGTCTGTCGAACCGTTCCTGCAAGCGCCCAAGCACACGGTCATCCACCGTGTCGATAGCTTGAATCAGGAAACGGTTGACAGCCGTCTTTTGCCCCTGTCGATTAAGGCGTCCCGTCGCCTGTTCGTTAATGACCAAGCTGTTCGACTGGCTCAGCCAAATTTCCGTATGACACACGTCTTGGAGCCCATCGACACCCTCACTCATAGCCTCATGCTGAGCGACAATGGCACGGACTGTCCCGTCAATCATGGCGTGGAAGTCACCACGGGACTTACCAGACACCTCAATGCACGAGATACCAGCCTTGCGCAGACGGTGCAACACTGCCTTGATGAACTTCTGGGAGTGTACCCACACAACGACAGGTTCATCCTCAGGAAGATCAGCAAAGACATCCATCATCGCGTCTAGCTTTGAGGACTTACAATCCTCGTGGTAATCGACAGTCCCGTCCTCGTTAAATGAGGGCACTCCCAGTGTCATCTGTCGAAGCCTCAGGTCAAGCTCCATGGGAATACCCAACGCAAGTGGTTTATCTCCCAGGAATGTCAACGCCTTTTCTTCCAGGTCGTTGTACAGCTTGCGTTGCGTGCGAGACAATTCCACTTCGACACGGTGAATAATCACGCCGGGTAGCTCTGGGTTTGCCTCAGCCTGAGACACCTCATGGTACGAGGGTGCACCACGGCGCACCATACCAGGATGCTTCTCGCTCGTATAAGTCTTCCCGAAAGAGCTAAAGGCATTGAACTCTTCCGTGAAAAACTTGGCACAGAAGTCCCAGTAGCCACCGTAGTGGTTAGGCCATAGGAACTTGAGGGCCGCCCAGATATTACAGGGCTTATTCCCCGCTGGTGTCGCACTCAAGGCGAGCCGGTACTTGGCTTGAATGTTTCGTGCGACAGCGAAGTTCAGGGAAGAATGGTTGCACGCGCGGTGCCATTCGTCGGCAATGAGCATGGCGAACTCAACACCGTAGAATGGCTTGCTCATAGCTTTGTAGATCATCTTCTTAGCCTTACCGTCCCAGCGCTTTTCCTTGTTACGTGAGCGCATTAGCTCCCAGGTAATAAAGTAGACGCCTGGTTTGTGGGCTTCAAGGTTGTCCCATACTCGCTGGGCAGCCTTAGTTTTCTTCCCTGACAGGGTGACCATGTCGAGACCTGCGAGCTTTTTCCAGTGCTTGCGCCATCCTGATTCAGTGCGGACAGGGGCAACCACGAGGATGATTTGATCCTTGATTGTATCCCCGAATGCGTTCATGGCATTCCACACCGACACAGCGGTCTTGCCTGTTCCGAGGCCAGCCCCTACCAGTCCCGTGAAAGGCGTCTTAGAGTTTGCTAGCCCTTCCAATACTCGGGACTGGTAGAGGCGGGGGGTGAATGTCATTTAACAAATCTCCGAGTAATCAGTCTGCATTGTAGTATTCTCCTTCAATTCTTGCTGAGCCCACATAAAAGACACCATCCTTGACAATGCCTTCTGCATATTCCAGTGACTTCACTTCGTCTTCAGTAAGCTCCTACTCTGTCTCGAAGTCAATGAGTGTGTATTTGGGGTCACACATGATGACCCCGTTCTCTTCTACCCAAAAGAACCCCGGTAAGGAATGTCCCCATCTTCCATCGTACGCTCGCCTAATTGTCTGCTACTTGGTCCAATCAATGTTCATTAGCCTAGCTCCCAGAAAACAACCTGTTCAGTGGATTCCATATCTTGTGTGAGCATGGCATTAATGATGACATCTAGTCCGAGCTTATCCAAGGCAAGCTGTAGACCCTCATTGATTGCCGACACATCCGTCTCAGGGCGTTCAACGTCCCAATACCCGTCATGTCCAACCTCAGCACAAACGGTCAGGTCAGTTCCACCATACAGGTAGGTTGCTACGTAGAATCCCTGGTCAACAAGCTCGTTAATGTCATGCTTTGCAGCCACCCGTCGGATAGCAGCTTCGACAGCCTTGACACAAACCTGCTGGTACTTTGTAGTGATTTCATTCAGAGACCTGTCAGTTCCTTTCTGTTGCAATACTTTCTGCATAGAAGATGCGATCCTTAACGACGCCTTCTGCGTATTCAATTTCTTCAAGGCTATCCTCATTGAATGTTGCCTTGATGTCGAATGTTGATAGTTCGTGCACGCCGGGAATCACCACGAGGGTTGTCCAATCCTTTACCCAGAGGAAGCGCCCGTTCTGGCATGCATACTCTACACAGCCGATGGCGGGAAGCATCTCATTCCACCACTGAGTGAAGCCGAGGCCACGAATCCAGTCATCATGCAGGGTCTCCCAGTCAGTGTCAGGTTTGAACTCACCATTATGGTACAGCTCGTAGAAGAGGTCTTCCTTAAACTCTTCTAGCTTAACAGTAGACCCTTCCACCCAATCCTCTAGCATTCTTATCTCCCTTCAATGTAAATACTGATGCCGTTAGGCAATTCAATTTCTGCCCCTGTTCCTAGGGTTTTGTGAATGATTTCAGCCGCTCTCATCTGTCGAACAGATTCAAGCCACTGAGTCGAATATTCGACAAGCTCACTGTCCTCCAGGGCACGGGCAGCGGCTTCCACCTGTTCAAGAGTGTAGCCACTACCCGTGCCGTATGCCTTCCATTTCATCGGAACGTCGCGTAGACCTCCGACACATTGGTGGCAGGTTCCAAGTCAATCAGATTCAAACTTGCAAGCTTACGCGTGTTCAACTTCGGCTTGTCGTAGCAAGCCTCACGCACTGCCTTGGGCAGCTTCTTGAAAGCTGCCATCTTCTCAACCGCCGCCGGGTTAACTGTGCGTCGTACCATGAACGACACGGACGTGTCGCCTACTGTGATCTTGTCGCCGGGTTGGAAGCCTGCGCACAGCTCCCGCTTCAGGCCGTCACGGACCTCAGTCAGCTCAGCAATCTCAGTATTGAGCTTGATAATCTTTGCAACGAGCGCTTCAGTGTTCATTGTTTTTCTCCTTCTTTTGTTAAGCCAGGTAGTATTTGGGGTTTTCGACAGGGACAGGTTTCATCCTGAGTTCAATCTTCCTGTACTCCCACGCTGGGTAATACGAGTCCCAGTCTATCTCGATAGTTGGATTCCATTCAAGGAACAACTTAGTCACGCGCTTTTAATTTCTTCAGGGTCACGGCGCTGTCCGCCTTGAAGACCATCGTCTTGCAGTCTCCAAATGACTACATGTGCCTTTAGCCATCGTGGCATCCTATTTCCTTTCAGTTAATCCGACGGATAATGCCTCCGACACACATAGTTGACAGTGTGTCTTCCACATAGTCGTTCCAATCGTCCCACGCGACTTCGCGTGCAACCTGACTCGCAGTGTAGACCTTCCCAAAGATGAGACTAGGCTTATTCGCTTTGTCGAACACCTGCACGCAAGTATCCTCAAGGCTTTCGAGAGTCATAAGGGAGCCATCTTTCTTGACGTAATCCCATAAGCCTGGTTCAATCCCAAGCTCTTCAGGGCTATACGACTTTCGCAGCTCCCAATCGACAAGCAGTTCAGGGTCAATCTTTCCGTACATTCCTGTTCCTTTCATTCCGCAATGTTCACGATGTAACATTTCTTATCTTCTGAATCCCAGATGAACTGATGTGCCCAGCCATGCACGAAACGCATGTCATCAAGGCTGATGGCTTCGCTCGCCTCGGTCTCGAAATACCAGTACAGTTGGTTGTCGCCTATGTTGGTGTTGCACCGCCATACGAGACCTTCGACAGCGACGAAGATGCCAGATGGCTCGTTTTCACTGAACAGGTCCAAGTAGCCGACGAACTCGTACCCGCGTTCAACAAACCACGGGTTAATAACTGTCAGGTCCCAGCCCGTATCATCCTTGATATACCCTGCAACAGACAATTGCAACTTGTCGAGGTAGGAACGGAACTCATCCTGCTTAGTAATCATTTCAATCAATTCTTCCCACATGTTGTCACCAGCCCATCAGCATTGCATAGTAGGCCCCAGCCCACACGAAGCCAAGAATTACGAAAACCATTCCTGAGATACTAGCAAGAGCGTCATCCTTAGCTGTTACTAGTAGAATGGCCCCCGACACAGCTACGAAGATGCTAAGAATAAGTCCAAGGATAATCATCTCAGTTCTCACTTTCTGTTGCGAAGATAATATCTTCAAGGTAACCGATTGCGTTGTCATTCACGTAGTGTTCCCAGTCATCAGTGTTCCAGTCATCGTCAAGGAACATCTGCCACAATCCATTTTCAATGTCGTTTTTATCGAAGGTGTGCCCCTTGTAGTGCAGGATTGGTCCCTCCCAAGGGCCTCGCCACTCATATTTGATGGCCTCAATCCCATACCAGTTAAGCATCTTCGTTCATTCCCTTTCCAATCTTCTGAAGCAGTTCATACATGGCGTCGGCTCATCCCCGTAACGAGGCTCCGGAGGGTAGGGAGGGATCATTTCTCATCACCCTCCACGATGTAGCAGTTGCATTCAATAATCCCGGGGATGCCGCCTTCAACCCAGTCGACACCATGGGGGTCTTCAGGGCCTTCGACAAGGCTGGCAGGTACAACCTTGAGCTTGCCACTGGAAATCATGTCAAGGATCAGACCATACAGCTGATCTTCAATGATCATTGCAATGGCACTAATACGCGCCTCTGCAATGAAGGCCCTGCGAATATCGGGATCAACGACAAGGGCATAGTTAGGTGGCATGAATTCCTCCGTATCGGGACGCCCCATAGCATCCCATGCCTTGTAGACAGCTTCGTTGTCACACCACCCGTTAATAGCTGTGCAGGTCTGATCCCAAATATCGACAGGGCCGTTTAGCACGCTCGCAACGAATGCAGTTGATGGATGGGCACCAAGGATTTTCTGTGCGTAGATTGTTGACAGCATTGTTCTACCTTTCGGTCTTGGGTGGTTTTTCTGTCGCTCCCTGCCTAGGAATCGAACCTAGCGAGCCTCCCAAACGAGGACAGGGATGAGATTATCCATAGATAATCTCAAAGGGTTGCGAGGAGCCTTTCAGGCATGTGAACAGCTCATCACATGTGTAGACGCCACCATTACGGCTGTGAACACAGTCACTATACCAAAGACCGTCTTCACGAAGCATGAACACCCTTACCGAGGAGTAACAGGCTATGACAGTCCCCGGCGTCAGAAGTAGGTCTGACGGTTTTCGGATTGGGATGAAAGTCCCTTTAAGTCCCTTGAGTCTCACCTTGTCGGCATCCTTAAGAAACTTGGCAGTCTCTTGAAGAAGGTCAATCTTGCGCTTGTAAGCATCCAGAGATGTCATGTCACGCTCCTTTGTGTAGAAGCTCTACGCCACAATCGCTCTCAAGGGCCTTCAGTATAAGGAGGTACATGCCTTCACTGTCTAAGACGACACCCTGTGAATAGCTCTGCCAGATTGGATCATATGAATTAGTGGTGAGGAACCACTCCGAAACACCGACCGTAATGAGGGTACCGAGCTGGAAGTTTTTGGCCAGGTCTTCTGGCTTGCTAATCGTAATGTCCCCGAGTGTGAACTTGCCGAATGTGGGGTCGTTCAGAAGCTGCTTGACGAGGGACTGGGCTTTGAGGATTGTCTTCAGGTAGTCATTCATCACAGGCTCACCCCCTGACAACCAACGATCCGCTCATGAGGTGTGGCGCTGTCGAATAGGACTGTAGTAGGCATTTGTGTTCCTTTCTGTTGACCTGTATTGTCGTTCCCGGCGTGGGAGTCGAACCCACATTTACCTACCGACAGGGCCGGGATACCCTTCTCAGGGTGTACTCACGAGGGCATACTCACGCCCCCACCTGTCGTGCATGCGGACAGCGTGGGCTTCCCATATGTCCCACTTGATGGGTGGTGCATCTCGCCATATCCGCAAGACCATGCTGACAAGCCGCTTTTCGTATGTCGACAGCCCCGAGGAATTAGCGTACAGGTTGCCGTCCGCATCCCAAGTGCACACGACTGTGCCGGTGAGCCGGTTCTGAATAAAAAACCCATTCATCCCACGACACAGCGTGTACTTGGATCCGAGGCGACGCGTCCCCATGAACTGGGAGTCAGGGTAAGCGCTTTGTAGGGTGTCCCGAATCGTCATGTCAGCTCACAGACTCTTCAAGGGGAGTAGGGTCTTGTACGCCTTGCGGTGAGTGGCCTCCCAGGTCTCCCAGTCAACCCTGTACCAGGGCCTCCATACCTCAATGAGCTGGTTAATGACGCTCTTCTCATGCCAAGCGAGCTCCCCGAGAACCCACACGACGCCCGTGTGCTTATTCCACTGGCACACAATCTCGTGGCTGTCGTTGCGCACGAGCATGTACAGGTTGCTGTCCCTGTTGATGTGGAGCTTGCCACCGACAAGGCAGGGGTAGTAGCCCCAACCGTTGCTCTTCAGGTTCTGGAGCGTTGCCTTGATGGTTGCCATCAGTACTGCCACCCATCCTTGTTCGTAGCGGTCTCGAACTCACGGAGCGTTGCCCCGGTCGGGTAGTAGGACTCCCAAGCGTCAAGGTCCCGGGTAATCCGCTCCATCTCCCGGCGCTCGCGAGCACGGATGCGCTTGCTCAGGTCCCGGGTGTGGCGGGTGTACAGGGAGTGCTCCCTGTGGAACTCACGGGGGTGCCACGCGACACCGCGCGCTTCCTTCACGTCCCAGGGATCGGTCTTGTAGGTCTTCGACATGATTTTACCTTTCGGTATTGGGTTGAGCGCCCTCACCTGTTGAGGGTGCTTCGTTCCCCGCCCGGGGATTGAACCCGGCTTTGTCGCCATTGATGCGGGGATGTCTTGGGCTCATCCCCGCTCACGCGGGGAAAACCGGGTGATGTGTGCCCTCGTCGTGGTTCGCATGTTAATCTTCTTGCGTGTTCGCGTTGGCTTCGACAGCTGCCCAGAACGGGACCTCGGGGGAGGGCTCGAAGGTCTGGGTTGCGGGGTTGAAGATGTAGGCGTCGTTGGCGATGCCTTCAATGTTGAAGTCGTCGGCGTACTCGCCAAGAGCGGTCTTAATTTCGTCGTACACGTCGGTGATTGTGGTCAGCTTGTTCATTGTCATTTCCTTTCTGATGAACTTGTGCAGTGCCCGCGTGTACCTGTCGTGGAAGGTGACGCGTTTCCACTGCGTGTCGGTGGCACAGGTGATGTCTTGCTCAGTGATCAGGCATACCCCGGTCTGCATGTAGGGGACTGTCGTATACCAATCGGGCACCTGGTCAAGGGGCACGTATTCGACTGTTAGTCCGTCGTTGGTGGTTTCGGTGGCGGCGACAGGTGCTGTAGCGAGTAGGGCGGTGAGTGCAAGGGCGGTGATGTTCATTGCTGGTTTCCTTGGGGTGCCCGGCCCCGCGTGGGGGTTCGACAGGGCCGGGCGTTGGTTGGTGGTCAGTAGACCCTGAGGCTGAATCCTGCTGCGTCGAGCTGGGTCAATGCCTGTCGGTCGCCGTGGCACGCGCGCTCGGTGCGCTGTGCCCACTTGGCTGCGTCGTAGGCGTCGAAGCCCTGGATGTCGCGGTACCACGCCTTGAAGAGCGCGTAGTCGGCGACGGAGAACGTGAGCGTTGTTGCTGCGGTGAGGGTGTCGGTGAGGGTATTCACGGTTGGGCCTTTCGGTCTCGCTTGGTTTGTTGTGGCTCCAGCTTACACGTGGCGTTGTCACTCTGTCAACTGGAAGCTTCGTGACGTGTGTCACATCGTGAGCCGGGCAGGAATCGAACCTGCCTTCACCTGCCTCTGTGAGGGGGCGCGGCTC